GCTGTCAATAAATCCGAACCACCAACATTCAATCTATTTTGTAAATAAGATTTAATTGCTCTTTGCGTAGGCACTACATTGTTACTGTCCTGTGAAAATAAAGGATCAGTTGAAAATTCTCTAACAACTGCCCCTGATCCACCTAGTCTAACACCGCCAAGTGCTAATTCTGTTAGTCCGCCAAAGTCGAAGAAGTCAGCACTAATAGTAACAATACCAGTTGCCTGTTCAACAGCAAACAATTCTCCGCAACGGAAGTTACCGTTTTGGTCTGTGGATGTGTAGAATACTCTACCACCGTTGTTTTCATAAACTTCGTTTTCCGGAGCATAAACAAAAGTTGCTGCTTGATACAATGTTGGATAATTAGTTTGTTCAAAGTTTCCTGTTCCGACATCAAGGAAATCATGTCCTGTGATTCTAACCTGTGAATATCTTTGTCTAATTTCTACTTGTGATGTATGTTCAAGGAAATCATCTAAAGTTAGTTTAGGTGTTATTCTAAATCTTACAGTTTTGTTTCCTTTTGCATCTTCATCTAGTAATTCTTCAGTCTGTGTAGTATAGAATTCAGTTGCACCTCTAAATCTTAATTGTGTACCAGGTCCTGGTACAGGTCCAACTATACCTGATATTGTTACAAATTGTCCTGAAGGTATGTTATCTGCAAAACCATCTCCAAGCACAGTAACTTGTGTACTTGATGTTCTATAACCCGAACCTCTGTTTACCCATCCTGGTTGTGCAAGTACTCTATCAGCAATCCTTATCTCAGCATATGCATCTACTGTGTTGTTAGGATCAACAAACGTTAGTGTAGGTTGGAAAGTTTCATATCCACTGCCTGGTTCCCACATTCTAATTTCGTTAATGTTTCTTGATTCAACAATTACTCTTCCTTTTGCTCTACATCCAGTTAGTATTTTTTCTCCCTGGCTACTATTCTTAGGAACAACAATCCATGTACCTGTACTATTTGAAAATGTAGTAGAGTCAGTAAGTGTTATATCTGGATTACCAAAACCAACAGTATCCCATTCTAATTTATTTGTTAATGTTCTAGTAGTCCAAGTTACACAATCTTCTGATGTTGCTGCAAATTGTGTTGTCAAATCAGCAGGAACATCACCTGAGATAGGTCTTAATCCGTTATCACCTACAGCAAAGAAAACTCCTTGTCCGTATGCTATTTTTTTCCAATAGTGTGCGGTTGAACCATCTTGTGTAGGCATTGTTCCGCCGTACCAAGTAACACTATTATAACTATATGAAAGATCACCTGTTGTTGAAATAGCAACCCATCTGTTATTTCCGTATGTAATTGATGTCCATTCTTTTGTAGCAGAGTCATCAATCACATCCATAATTTCTGCATTCCATGTCCAAGTATCTGTAAGTGCGTTGTATTCACCTATTGCAGCAAAGTTTCCTGTATCACAAATAGCAACAAACTTTCCTTTACCGTACGCTACAGATTTCCATTTGTTAAATGTTGAATCTCCTATGTTTGGTAATTCAGTTTCCGTCCAACTTGCTCCACCGTCAATACTATAAATTCCTTTATCGGCTGTTTCAGATACTGCAAGGAATACTCCATAGTCTCCGTTACCTACAAGTGATTTACCGTATGCCATATCAGTCCATGTACTATCTACAGGAAGTGATACCGCTGTCCAATTTATACCGTTTTTAGAATAAAGTCCAATTCCAGAATTATATGCAACTGCCGCAAATCTATTTGATCCTGCTGCTAGTGCTCTCCAATCTCCGCCTTGTGGTAGAGTTTCTTGTGTCCAATTAGTTCCGTCAATACTGTAACTACTGTCAGTGCTAGAGCTAGGTAATAACACAAATCTTCCGCTTTGTGCAATTCCTGTTACTGATACTGCTGTAAGAGTGTTTGTACTATCTTCAGACACACCTGCAACTTCTAGATAACAATCGTTTTCAGGTGTTGCACCACCTAGTTCGTCACCTGGAATAGTAATAGTTGCTCCTACAGTATATCCTGCTCCAATGCTGACTATACTTGCAACATATTTTCTTCCTAATTTAGTTACATCAAATGTTGCATCTTCAATTACATTGTCTCCGCCGCCAGTTCCTGTAACACCTTGGTATTCTTCTTCTGTTTCGCCATAAGCAATTGATGTCCAGGGAGATGCACCTGCTAAGTCTACAACTTCTTGTTCGAAGCCAGGATGTTGGAAAATTGGTCTAGGCTCTAATCTGTATGTGTTGTCAGTAAATAGTGCTGGCTGACTTGGAAATCCTGGAATAATATGATCCCAACCAGGCTGCCCGTCTGATTCTCTTGCTACTGTTGCTTTTTGATTAATGTTGTTGTAGCCAGTTACATAACCATACTGTCCTGCACCTTTACCTGAAGTAATAATTAATCGTAACCCAAGAATATCAGCCTCTTCAAAATCACTATTTGTTGCTAGTGTTAATGTAGTTTCATCACCAAACTGAGCGTTATTACCTATGTTTTGGTATCCGCCTGCACCTGGTGTGCCACCTGAATCGCCTGGTCTGTTTTTTACAAGTGCTTGATAAATTCCGCCATCACGTGTTTCTTCAAATACTGCTTCTGCATTTGTACCAGCACCTGCAAATTGATATGTAGCGTTTGTATATTCTTGACCTGCATTACGATACTCTAGTGCAAGAATTTCATCGTTAACTTCTCCTGCAAAGGCAATACCAATTGTTGCTTGTTCTGTTCTGTTATCAACTTCTGCAAATGCAGGTGTTTCTGTCGGATCGTTACCGTCTGCAACTGCACCAAAGTCACCATAAGAACTGTTACCGTTAGTAGCACGTATTACACCGCCCTTTTCTGCAAACATACCTATCTGTGCGTAATATGTAAACACTGATACTAGCTCGCCTCTTCCATTGTTTAAAATCCAAGCACCTATACCATCGCTACAAACTTGCGTAAAGTCATTTGAAACAATCGATTTGTTACCGCCTGCGTGTAGCGCACCATCAATTTTTTGTCCTACACAATTTGTACCAAATGTCGTAACATTTTGAATGTAAGGTGATCTTGTTTTAATCCATACACTTTCGTCATCTACACCCCAGCCTGGATCAAGTGATACAAATGAACCTCCGGTTGGTCTTCTATATAATTCGTTTACACCTACAGGATTTAAATCTCCGTTTAACCCTTTGGTAGTCAAGTTTCTAACACCTGTAGCATCTCTAACATAAAACATGTCTTCGCGCTCTGATCCTTGTACAAGTCTTCTGTAATATCTTGCTTCTATCAAAGAACTGTAGTTTCCTGAATACCTAGTATCCATTATAAATCCATCTACATATCTACTAATCATGTCTTGTAAATAATTAGAATTATAAGCAATTGCGTTATCTGTAAGATATGCTATAACTTCAGCAATTAAAAAATCTCTGTTTGCTTCAAGAATCTGTCTTGAATTATACCATGCCCAGTTTTCACCTACTGTATGATTTTGTATAGTGTTTGATCCTGTTACTGTTACTTCTGCTCCTGTGCCTGCAATGTGATAATCTAAATAACTTCTAATATCTGTAATCAAATCTACAACGTTATCAGGTGCATCTGGTGCAAGAACTGGTTCGTATGTTAAATCTTCTCCTGTAGCAATATCAACATCATACACTTCACCTTTTAATGTAGCATTAGTATTTTGTGCTACAGTATTAGAAGTAGATGGAGTTATAGCAATATTAGTCATTACGCTAGGTATAATTGTAGCCAAATAACTTAGCGCAGTATAATGACTTGATAAATCACCTGCTAATTCTGCAACTGGTTTAGATGCTGTTATACTTGTGCTTCTTAATTCTGTTCCTAGCACTGCAACGTTTGCCGGGACTCTCAATGGTAATACTTCTTCGTATAATCCTGTACCCATTTGCACAGAAATATTTGAATAGTCATCCATCATCATAATTCTATCTAGTGCATATCTCAATGACTTGTAAGGCTTTTGAGGATCAAAACCTCTGTTAGTAGTTCTGTCATCAACTCCTGTATTTTTGTCTACATAAATGAATTTGTTTGCTATTCCAAAGGTTTTGTATTCTACAAAATTAGCATCATCAACAACTAATATTTGATTTTCGCCACCTATTGGCAATGATGTTGTGCCTATTGTACTTAGATCACCTGCTCTTTGGAATCCAAATGTAAGCAAGTCTCCTTCAGCACTTAAAGCAACGTTGTCGCCTGCTTGTGATAAAAGATCCCAATAGTAAAAACCTTCTCCGTTGTCTCCAGGATAGTTAAATGTATTTGCATCATGATTGAAGTTACATTTATATGCATTACCTCTGTATAAAACAATATCTCCTACTGAATAATCTTCACCTGAAGCCCAACTGTTTCTCCATGCTATTCCAGGAATAATTATTTCCCATTGTGAATTATCTAAAAATGCTAGTGAACTATCGCCTTGTGCTACATCTGTATCTGCTAAAGCAAGATATAAGTTACCGCCACGTCTTACAAGATCACCTGTTAGATATGCTGTACTTTCGGAGTATTGTCCTCTAATTCTTGCTGCTTTATGTAAGATAGTCCATGATGTGTCTTGCGGAAATTGCGGTGCAAAAGATGCTGAAGGATTTACACCATTACTATTTCTTGTAGCAATGTAAATGTATCCACCATGTTTTACTATGTCTCCAATTGCATAGTATGTTTCCCCACTCCAGTTATTATAAAAATTGAATCCAGGAAATTCTGTTATAAAACAGTTATCTGTAATTACTTCACCTGAGGTGTGTCCTTTTGTAACTCTAAGTATAGATCCACCATACTTCACAAGATCGTTTGGTCTGTATCTTGTAGCGTCTGACCATGATCCTACATACTCAATTCCTTCATGTAAGATTTCCCAATTTTCTAATGTACTATCATCATCACCATCATTGTTACCAATTTCAGTTCCGTCATCATTAGTACCGCTTGTGTGTTCAATTATACATTTATACGTGTTACCATTGTATCTAACAACATCGCCTACACCATATCTTGTAGTAGGTGTCCATACATTCGCCCAATTGTATGCGTCAGCATACTCTGCCCATTTATCAGCATTTGCTGCAAAAGTAGATCCTGAAGTATGTGATGTAACTGCTAGGTATAGTTTACCACCATAAAGTGTGATATCGCCTGGATTATATAAAGTTGCAGTCTGCCAGTTACCACGCCAAGCAACACCATCTGTCATTTTTCTCCATGCAGGAGTAAATTCTGAATCTTGTGGATCTGCTAGATATTCTTGGTCAGTTTGAAATGCGCTTGCTGTGTGCTGTCTTACACAAACCCAAGTTTGTCCACCATATCTAACTACATCATCTCTATTGTAAACAATTGCAGTAACCCAACCTGATCTCCAAGTATATCTAAGTCTGCTTATCTTAAATTCTGCCATTTCCTATATCCTTAATTCCAAGGGTTTTCCGAACTGGAATTACCTGTTGGGTATTCATAATTTTGGTTAATTCTTTGTGTTAACATACCGTTACTATCTACATAGTAAAGTATGCTTCTTTGATCCCATCTATATTGACTCCAAACTAAATTATCGTCCTCAACTTCGTGATCTGCATTTACTCCTTCAAAATAATCAATACCTGGTTCAAAGTCTTCAAAAGTTTCTGAAGGTTTTCCAGGCAAATTAAGATGAATTGTATCTTTACTAATTAAATTATCAATTCTTTCTAAAAATACTTCTCCGTCATCGTTTCTTCTAATCATATATAGATAACGAGGACTGTTACCAAGTGACTCATTAGCAGCCTGACCAAAATAATATGTGCTCATTATGATATCTCCACGTAACTAATACTAGCATCGATACAATCGTCAGTATCACATTCTAGTCTTAATCCTGCTGTTTCGGGAAGGATTAACCTTTCACCGTTTGTTATTACTTTTGCACTAGACCCTGGAGGTATAGGAATTTGTCTAGCATAGTTAGCAACAGTAGATGATTCATCTACTACGTATACGTTTACAACTGCCATGTCAAAGTCTGACGTATTTGCTAGATTTAAACCTACAATTGTTGCTCTAACTCCTGCTATAATCTGTAAGATATCTACAGGTGTTTTTCCTACTCCAGTTACTACTTCGTTTTTAAATACTGTTGGCATACTATACTTATCCTAACATTAGTGCAAATGATGCTGCAATATCATTTGCTAAAATTTCTGATACAGCACCTGAAGCACCTGCAGGACTTGCCCAAGCAGTACCTGACCAAACTTCTAATGCATTTGTATCTGTGTTAAATCTTGTCATACCAACTACTGCATATGCAGTTGGTCTTTGTGATGTATTTCCTCTAGGAGGTACAAATCCGTTTGTACCTGCAATTTTAAAATACCCTGTTCCTGTTTGTTCTATTTGTGTAATGGCATTTGGTTCAACGTTTGTAATCACATTATCAGTAACTTTTAAGTTTCCTAATCTTACTCCGCCGCTGCCGTTGCCATCTAAGTGTAAGTCTAGACCAGTTGTGGTTGTTATTTCGTTATCACGAAATCTCAAATCTCCAACATCTAATGTGCTAAGTGATAGTAAATCAGTATTTAAATTATTTGCAAATAAATTTTTCCATTTAAATGCACTGCTTCCTAAATCAAATGTGTTATCTTGTTCAGGTATCAAATCACTTTTAATTGCCGCATTTATTTGAATTGAATCTGTAAGGTCATCACCTATAGTAATATTTCCGCCAATAGTTACATTGCCATCTACGTTTACATTACCAGTTACATACAAATCACCGTCTACGTTTGCTGATGACAATACTTCTAATGTGCCTGCTCCGTTTGGTCTAAACTCTAAATTTTGATTAGATTCTGTAGTGGAAATAGTATTTCCTTCTATCCTTAAATCATCAACGTCTACTTTTGAGTGATATATAACAGGATCTGATCCACTAGGAGCAAAACTTATAGTATCTAAATCACTAGAGATAGTGTTACCAGTAATGTTTAAATTACCAATATCAATTTCAGTATCAATTTGAATGTTTGTTGATCTTGTAGTTCCTGTGACGTGTAAATCTGCTGTAGGTGCTGAATTGTTGACTCCAATGCGAGCATTGTTTACATCAACATATAAAATATCTGGGTCTGTTGCTCCATTTCTAAAAGTCAAATCTACGCCATTACGTATGAGATTTGCCTTTAAGAGCGGCCCACTTATACGACCTATTGCCATTTGCTCTCCTTACACGGGGATCCTGTCCCTCCAACTACCTTACATTGCGAGTTGACCACAGTAAAAGATTAACGATGGTCTTCGTTAACAAAAGTATTTAGCCAAAAGGAGAATTTAGCCCAGTATTAGGCTGTATGCATCGCCTAAATCTTCCATAAAAGGAACGTCGATTTCGGCACCGCCACCTGTTGATAATTGATATCCGTCGTCTGTTTGAGCACCTACTGTAAGTACAATATCGTTGGTAGGAGTAGAGCCTCCTGTAAAATTGTTACCAGTAATTGTAATTAAGTCGCCGGTTATATAACCTTGTCCTACTGTGGTAATAGTTATAGTAGATATTGCTCCGGAAGTTATTGTAATAGAAAATTCAGCATCAACACCGCTTCCATCTGTAACACCTGTTAAACTAGTTGCTGTTTGATTAGGTAATCCTGTTACAACACCTATGCCTGTAACTACTTCGATAGTACCTGCAAAGACTTCTAGTAAATTTTGTTGATCGTTCCAACGTGTGTCACCTAGTTCAGGACGAGCTGGACGAGAAGCATCATCAGCAGCAGGAATTAATAAAGCATTTGTATCAAGAAACCTTAAGTAACCTATACCCGTATTTGCAAAAGTTAATGGTGTTTCGGGATATTCTCTAGGTCCGCCGTCTATATCAGTAAGATTTGTTATTGCATCAGTAGCACCAGTTACTGCTATAGTGCCTGTAGGTGCTGGTCTTGATCCTGAACCATCATAGTTAAAGTTTACGGTGTAAGTACCAGCACTATCTGATCCTGTTGAAGTGCCTGTAATAACAGTTCCATCTATGATACCTACACCTGTAAGTAACATTCCTGGTATAAATGTTCCTGTAATCGTTCCGCCTACTGTTAAAACATTACCACTGATACTAGCAGCAGTACTTGATGCACTTATATTATTCCACTTCGTCCATTCAATTATGTTAATACCTGTATCCGGTGCAAGTATTATATCATCGTTACTTTGTAGTGCAAAAATTTGATTATTAACACCATCTAATTTTTGTTGATCACTTACTCTAACTTCTAATGGTAATACTGTATCAGTGTTTGTTAAATTATCTGTTACAAAAATATTGTTCCATCTTCTTACAGAACTATCAACCAGTGTTCCTGAACCTAAATTCCAAGTAGCGTCATCGCCAGG